AAAGCAGAAAACGATGTTTGGATTGAATTTCCTTATGAAGAATGGTGGGCTAAATGAGTACTACTATTAATAGATATAGCGAAACTTGCAAAGTTAGACAGGTTACTAGTAATCGAATAGTTGATGCTGAAGTAATGAACTTTGCAGAGAGCAGAAACTTAACTGTGGTCATGAACAAAAGTGTTAAACTATTGATGTTATGGAATGGTAAAGTATACGAAGGGCGTATGGCAGGAATGGATTTTGAAAGTACTGGTCCTACTATAACAAAGACCCAAACAAGTTCAAGAGGATAAAATGGAGATTCTAGTTCCGTGGGACACTCAATCCAACAAATGGTGGAATGATGTATGTGCTGATATTATTACATATTTTGGTCTTCCGGGAGATCGATATAACACCCATGTCACAGAAGATTGCATGAAATTTGTTTTTCATAATGATAAAGATGCACTTATGTGTCGTATTCTTGTAAGCGACTGTATATGAAAAATATATTCGCTGTTCTACTAGCGTTCGCTGTAGTTTTTATATTGTTAATGTCCGACTACGGAGACGACAGAGTAAGAGTATACGATTGCAGTATGTCTGAATGGCATCTTGATATCCCTGTTGAAGTTAAACAAGAGTGTCGAAGACGTCAATACGAACACTATAAGCAAGAACAGAAAGATAAAATTAGGATGGACGTATGACACATTGGACAGTTAAATTAGAAGAAGATTTAGAAACTGGTGATCTTATTCTGCCGTTTCCTCTAGACCTATTGGAACAAGCAGGTTGGAAAGAGGGTGATACTATCATTTGGAAAATGCAAGAGAACGGTAGTTGTATTTTAGAAAAAAAGAGTGTATAATAAATTATGAGTAAATTAAAAATCGCAGAGCTGTTTTACAGCATACAAGGTGAAGGAAAATATATGGGGGTTCCCAGCGTGTTCCTTAGAACATTTGGATGTAATTTCCGCTGTGCCGGGTTTGGCATGCCTCGTGGTGAAGTTAGTCACGAAGCTGTTGACATTGCCGCAACACATACTATGATCGGGTCATTCATGAAGTATGAAGACTTACCACTGGTCAGTACTGGTTGCGATAGCTATGCAAGCTGGATGCCAGAGTTTAAGAGTCTTAGTCCTATGCTGACCAGTGATGCCATTGCAGAACGCATTGCAGAAATCATACCGCATGGTGAGTGGCGAGACGAGCATCTTGTTATCACAGGTGGCGAGCCCTTGTTGGGTTGGCAACGTGCTTATCCAGACTTGCTGAATCATCCAAAGATGTCTAAGTTAAAAGAAATCACATTCGAAACAAACGGTACACAACGACTCACTGACGAATTCAAGCAGTATCTATGGCGGTGGCAGAATCAAGTGCCAGGCAGAGAAATCACATTCAGTATCAGTGCTAAACTGCCGTGTTCGGGTGAGAAGTGGGAGGAAGCTATCTTGCCTAAAGTAGTGTCAGAATACGAATGGTTTGGTACTGCGTATCTCAAGTTTGTTATTGCCACCGAACAGGACTACCAAGATGCTGTGCGTGCTGTGGCTGAATACAGAGCTGACGGATTTGTTGGACATGTGTACCTCATGCCTGTGGGCGGTGTAGAAAGTGTGTATGCACTCAACAACAAAGCCGTGGCCGTAATGGCAATGAATGCAGGTCTGCGCTATAGTGATCGACTTCAAGTTCCCTTGTTCAAGAACGAATGGGGAACATAATGAGTTTTATTAAAAAATTATTTGGCATTGATAAAATTGAAGCAAATCTCGCAGCCGCTACTACGCTGTTGCAAGAGGCAGAGGCAGCAAAAGCAGAAGCAGAATTGGCTGCGACAGCCGCTAAAGAAATAGAAGAACTAGCAAAGGCAAGTCCAAAAGAACGTGCTACTCGTAAAAAAGAACCGTGGGTAGGGGTATTAGAAACTCATGTTAACAAAGATAACATCCGCAATGGCTTTTTTGAGCTTGACTGGAATGAGCTTTTTGTGTTAAAATTAAAACAAGAAGGCTACGGTGAAGATGGCGATAAAGATGAAGAGATTGTTGATCGTTGGTTCCGTGAACTTTGTGCAAATGTCGTGATAGATGGCGACTTTGGTGGCCCTGTTAACACAGGTGTTTTAGATATCGCAACAGTAAAGAAGAATAACTAATGGCTACATACATCCTAGTAGATACTGCAAATACATTTTTTCGTGCTCGACACGTTATCAACGGAGACGCTGATATCAAACTAGGTATGGCATTTCATATTACACTGAATAGTGTTAAGAAGGCTTGGCAAGATTTTAAAGGTAGTCACGTCATCTTCTTCTTAGAAGGTCGCAGCTGGCGCAAGGATTTCTACAAGCCCTACAAGGCACAACGTGCCGCAGCTCGTGCCGCTCATACTGAGAAAGAAGCAGATGAAGAAAAAATCTTCTGGGAAGCATTTGACACTTTTAAAGACTTTATTAAAGAAAAGACTAATTGCACATCATTACAGCATCCGCGACTAGAAGCTGATGATTTAATTGCTGGCTGGATTCAAGCTCATCCAAACGATAATCATATTATTATCTCAACAGACACAGACTTCGTGCAGTTGATTGCGCCTAATGTTAAACAGTACAACGGTGTCAGCGAAACTACTATTACGCACGAAGGCTATTTTGATGCAAAAGGCAAGTTTGTAATTGATAAGAAAACACAGTTGCCTAAGGCTAAGCCTGATCCAGAATGGCTCTTGTTTGAGAAATGTATGCGTGGCGACACCAGCGATAATGTGTTCTCTGCATACCCCGGTGTTCGTACAAAAGGTTCGAGCAAGAAGGTTGGACTGACAGAAGCATTTGAAGATCGTAAAGACAAAGGCTTCGCGTGGAACAATCTCATGCTTCAGCGTTGGACTGACCATAACGGTCAAGAACATCGTGTTATGGAAGACTACGAACGCAACCGTCACATTATTGATCTAACACAACAGCCTGAAGATATTAGAACTGCAATGTTCTCCACTATTGCAGAAGCAACTGGGGCAGGAAAGAATATTAGTCAAGTTGGTATTAGACTTATTAAATTCTGTAATCTTTATGATCTTAAAAAGATTGCGGATCAGGCACAGGCATATGCTGAGCCACTTAACGCAAGGTACACAGTATGATAGAACTACACGCTAAACCAATCATTGCAGATAAGTTTTGGATTGTTGAACAAGACGGTGCTAAAGTTGCAACGCTTCGTAAAGACGAAGATAACAGATTTGTTATGAGTAATGAACTTGGTATTAAAATTTACGACAGTAAAGAAAGTCTCACTAAACAATTTGGTAAGAAGTTCTTTACTGTTAAAATTGTCAAAGAATCGAATGATTCATTGCCTAACGAAGTTCACGGGTATGCTACTAGCACTGCTCCGCATAACTCAATGTTTGATATCCGTAAAAAACTTCCCCTGTTCACTAAGAGCGAAGATAGTAAAAGTTTGTATTGTGCAGGATACTATACAATTAAATTTGACAAAGGTTGGGTAAAAAGTTTTTGTCCAAAGAAAATTACTCTGGAACGCTATCCTTTTAAGGGCCCGTTTAAGACTGAGTTAGAGATGAAACAGGTACTGGCTAATGTCTCAAAGTAATTTGCCTAATAATCTACCTAGTGTAGAAAAATTAATACAACGAGTTGCAATAGCAGAACGTAGTCAACAAAAAGAAATACGTATCACTATTCAGGAAGCTAAAGACTTAACTAGTGAATTAGCTATCTTAACATCTAAATTAGGGCGGACTGTACAAGAAATACATGCCATGTTAGCTGAAATCAAGAAATCATCTACCCAAATTGACGTTAAATTCGACGGTGGCAGCTTCTAAAAAGATATAAATATATACGTGGTTAATTAGGAAACACGTATATGTCAAGACCAAAGCCAAAGATTATTTTAGAACATGCTAACAAGGACAATTTTAAGGTAGAACAAATCCTTGAAAGTGATGCTATTTGGGCAGTGTTCTATAAGTGCCAACCTTTTAATCTAAAGAGTGGCAGTTTAATAGCCAGTTATCCCGGACCTAAGTATAAGAAGGTTTCGTTTTCAAATCCTGGTCATGCACATAACCTAGCAAAAAAATTAAACAGACTTTTCAAGTCGACAGACTTTTCAGTCTATAAACTTACCACTGGTGAAGAGATAAAATAACATGGATATCAAGGATACCTATACACGGGTATTCTTAGCAGCAGCAGGACTAGAAAGTGATGCTGATACAATTAAGAAATACCGTGCAGTATGGTGGTGGAACTTTCGCAATAAAGATCAAGGTGGACTTCGATTAACCGAAGAAGCGTTGAAATTTATCGAAGAGTATGCTACAATAAAAACATACAAAGTTGAATTTCCAAAAGAATTTTCATTTACTCCGCAGGTGCTAGTTTGGTTAGATAATTTTATCGAATCACCATTTTTTATCAACAAAAAGTTTATCGTGGTCATGAAAGAAAAATCAGCGTTTGAGCTTTATCTCTTTTCAGGCGATGTTCGCAAGTTGGGCCATAACAAGGCACTGTCAAAAAGACTTAGCCAAGAATAACCCCCAGAATAAACTACACATATAAATATTTTTACAATGTTTGATTTGAATCCTATTGAAGTTCTAAAACAAAGAAAATTAACTACTGTACCTGTACATTTTAAAAAGATTGCAGTTTCAGATAGTGAGATTTGGGATGGATTAGAAGAGTGGGTTAAGAAGAAATTAAAAGGACGTTATTTTATCTCTAGACAACCTAGTATAGATAAAAGTGGCAATTTACGTTCTACTAATTTCATAGGATTTGAAGATCAAAAAGAATTAACATATTTTATGTTAGCATGTCCATTATTAAGGAGAAACTAAATGACTGAAGAAGTTAAAACACCAGAAGCGCCGGTTGCTGATACAACAGAACAACCACAGGGTCCTGACTTGAATGTCAACGACCTAGTTGCATTAAAAAATATTATTGAAGTTGCAACACAAAGAGGGGCGTTCAAAGCAGCAGAGCTAGAAGCAGTTGGCCGATCATTTAACAAGCTAAACACCTTTCTAGAAGCTGTTTCTAAAAAAGAGGCGTAATATGAAAACATTTAAACACGTTGGTAAAATGTCTAACACTGGTGCTAAGGTACTTGTCGTTTTTAGAACATTGCCAGGCGAATCAAATACTGCATTAGTATTGCCAGTATCACAACTTCCAGATGCATATCACGATGCTATTATGGAAACTGTTGAAACTGAACAGGCACAGGATTCATTTGAATTTGGCGAAATGATGTTCATGCGTAGTTTTCAAGACGGGCGGCCAATGTTGCAGGCAATGCAAGCAGATGGCAGACTACACAAAGTAGCAACTGACACTGTCATTATGACTCCTACTCCGTCAGATGCTATTAAATTATCTGAACTTAATATTTTGATCGCTGAACAGAAAAATTGTACAGTTGATGAACTGTATACATTTGTATCAGGAGCCCCTGCTAAATCATCTACTAAGGCTAAAGAAATTGCCAAGGCAAATGAACCAATGGTCGACACTGACATTCCGGCGCCGTTAAGAGCACAAGCTGCAACCAACGAAGCACTAAGTGATAAAGATATTGCCAAGTCATATCGAAGTCAAGCAGATGCACTGTACAAAGAAGCTGCTAAATTGCGTAAGGATGCAGACGAGTTAGATCCGCCAGCAAAGAAAGCTACAAAGGCTAAAGAAGCAGCAGATGCCTAATCCTTTGTTTAAACCTCCGCGTCATCTTGTAAAAGAATGGCCGGAGGTCTTTGAAGACCTGTATATGAATACAATGCCAGTGGCATATCTCGAAAGGATACACTTAGAGTTTGCTGATGGCAGAGTATGGGAAATTGACATAAAAGCAGAATTAGCTAAACAGACTGCCGACAGCATTGCTGATATTTTAATCGATACGCTGCAGGAGTATAAAGACGATATTCAAAAGATAGATTTTAAAATTGATATCACTAAACTAAAAAGAGATATTAAAGA